AGACAGAGTTTGCGCAAGTTAGCGAAACTCCGTCTGCCCCACACAGGCTCAAGATTTCTCATCTTGAGTCTGGACAGGGTATGAAACAGCGGCGCAGGTCCGTCGTCAGATTTGACAAAACTGTCATCTCTGGCGTGGATCTTGCGACGCCTATCACCGTTTCAGCGTATGTTGTCGTGGACATCCCAGTGGGAGCCATGACAGCAATTGCCGAAGCGACCAATGTCCTCGCTGAGCTTCAATCGTTCCTCTCCACAACTGGAGCTGGAACGACTGTTCTCTTCGATGGCACTGGTAACGGCGCAGTCGCTCTTTTGACCGGTGGGCTGTAAAGCCCCTTACCGGGTCAGAGCGAGTTCGGGGTCGTAGGGAGTGGGTATGCTTTTCATCGAAAGATATGAAGCCAAAACCGTTCCGATATCCGATATCATGCCCAGCCGCGAGGCTGAACATGAATGCGGACGAAACAGTGCGTTTCACTATCGAGCCCTCACGGGCTCCTGGCGAAATGCATCCAGTAGAATGTACTGTGGTCGAGACCCGACGCTTCTCAAAGAAGTATCAGGCCGAGATCTCAGAATTCTGGCTGGAAATCGACTACACTGCAGCGAACAACTTACGCATGGGTATTAGCCCTGGTGAGATGTTCGTTACTGTCTACGTAGGCGACGAGACGTGGAAAGAAATTACCACGAGACTCGACGATTACGCAGATCGTATTCGAGGGGAAGCACCTAACGTTCCTACGACCCTCTCTTGACCATAGGCTACACGACAGTCCAAACGACCTGTTCACCAAGTTCGGGCTCATACGCGGAGTGGAGGCCGAGCACATTTCCGTTTGAAAAAACGGAGATGCGTCTCACCCCCACCACCGGTCTGGTCTCGTATGCGGTATTCGAGTCGCTAGGATTGACGTCGCCAGTCGTCTCATCGTAAGGCAGAAAGGCGTAGAAGACCCTCGTAAGAGGGCGCTTCGCGCAATTCTGCACCGTTGAGATAAACGACCGGTTAATTTGCTTATCCATAGTATGTTAACTGAGGTTTAGAGTTCGTTCGATTGGATCATGAAGTGTATGCATGCTCTAGGAGGGATTCCCTTATGGGGCCCAATAAGAGCCTAGATGAAAGTGAAATCATCGCTGCACTACTTCATGACGTCTCAAACGCGCATGGATTAGTGTTCAACACTCGTAGTTGTAGACTCACCCTTAAACAGGTGAGTAAACGCATACGTACTGAAGGAAAGGGTTTTCTAACGAAAACCCTGCCACGCCTGGGCAAGGCCTTTGACAAGGCTCTTGCAGGAAATACACCACTGAACGCTACTAGGTTGGGATTCGCATCCCTTCCGAATAGTGAACTTCCGAGGTTTCTCGGTGAGTTCTTTAGTCGTGTACTCCGACCAGACGGGGCTTTACTTCAGCATCCGTGTGACTTAAGCGTCAAAGTTGTCCGACAGATTCTGTACTGTTTTTACAAGTATGAACTGCCGTACACCGATGAACAAGAACAACAGGTCATCCAAAAGTTTGAGAAAACTGAGGAAGACTTATCAACTCGTTCAGGCTTCTTCAAAGACCTTGAAGCTGATCTTGAACGTAGCTATCGACATCGCCATATTAGTTATAAAACTCGTACGGCTGTTGAGGTAGCACGCGTAGCTAAGAGGCTCCTTTCGGATCTCTTTTCTACTTTCGACCCTCAAGACATATATCCAAGACACGGTCCGGGAGCTGTTGCCACAAGGCAGAAGCTCTGGGACAAGTATTTATGGACAAATGTCTCTTCGAGGATCACAGCAGTGTACCCTTTTGACGCGTATTTTTGCGCGTCTCTGGGCCACGTCTGTGATTCGTATCCTGCTCATTTGAGCGTGACACAGGTGGATCTTCCTGCACGAGTAATACTCGTGCCTAAAGATTCACGCGGCCCTCGCCTTATTTCCTGCGAACCCGTTGATTTTCAATGGGTCCAGCAGGGGTTAGGACGGGCTATTGTTGAGTTAGTGGAGCGACATCCTCTCACCCGAGAGCGTGTCAACTTCACTGATCAGTCCCTAAACCAATTCTATGCTCTTGTGAGCAGCAGATATGGAAGGTATGCGACCCTTGACCTCAATGAGGCCAGTGATCGAGTAAGCGCTGATCTAGTTCGCCTACTATTCCCTGGGCACGTCTATACGTACCTAGAGGCTTGTAGGAGTTCATCGACCGAGCTACCTGACGGTAG